TTGGCATCTGTTATACAGAGAGTGGATAGAAAATGAATTACCCAATAACGATTACTTTTTATACTCCAGAATATAAAGAAGAAGCAAAAGAACTAGAAGCGACCTGTAAAGTATTTGGTTTGCCATTCTTTTCATATGAGAAACAAAGTAAAGGATCATGGGTGCATAATTGTACAATGAAAGCAGAAGTAATTCAGGATGCACTATATTTGCATAAGTGTCCTGTTTTATGGATAGATGCAGATGGTAGATATAAGTCCCATCCAAATGTATTTGATTCAAAAGAATTATATGAATGTGATTTTGGTTCTTATTTTATTCCTAATGTTTGGAATCAACCAAGAAATGTACATCTAAGACCTTGGGGAGAAGATAGGGGAAACGAAGCATTAGCAGGTGGTACTATGTTTTTCAATTATACAGATAAATGTTTTAATTTAATTGATGATTGGAAAAAAGAAAGTCAGGCAAATCCAAATAGATGGGAACAACAAAGTCTCCAAAAAGTTTGGGATAAATATGATAGAGAAGGATTGAAGACATATTTCTTTAATCAATCTTATTGTAAAGTTTTTGATTGTAAGTGGTTTGAAGAAGAAAAAACAGTTGTCATTGAACATACACAAGCCAGCAGAAGGCTGAAAGGAACAATAAAATGAAAAAGGCATTAGTTTTGGGTGGTGGTGGATTCATCGGATCGCATTTAGTTAAGAGATTAAAAAAAGAAGGATACTGGGTAAGAGTTGTTGATCTAAAGTATCCAGAATTTGCTCAAACAGAGGCAGATAGTTTTATCAAAGGCGATTTGAGACTACAATCAATATGTGATCAAGCATTTGACCAATCATTCGATGAGGTCTATCAATTAGCAGCAGATATGGGTGGTGCTGGTTATATCTTTACTGGCGAAAATGATGCAAACATCATGCATAATTCTGCTCTCATTAATCTAAATGTTGTTGAGCGTTGCTTAAACAAGCATGTCGGTAAAGTATTTTATTCTTCTTCCGCCTGCATGTATCCTGCTTACAATCAAGAGGATCCAGATAATCCTAAGTGCTCTGAAGATTCTGCATATCCAGCAGCACCAGATAGTGAATATGGATGGGAAAAACTATTCAGTGAAAGACTATTCTTGGCATTTGCCAGAAATTATGGAATGAATGTTCGTGTTGCTCGTTTCCACAATATCTTTGGTCGAGAAGGAACTTGGACTGGTGGTAAAGAAAAGGCACCAGCAGCACTCTGTCGCAAAGTTGCTGAAGCAGCAGATGGTACACATATTGATGTTTGGGGAGATGGACAACAAACTCGTTCCTTCCTGTATATTGATGAGTGCATCGAAGCAGTTCGTAAGATGATGGAATCTGATTTCCAAGGACCAGTAAATATAGGTTCAGAGGAAATGATTCGTATTAACGATCTAGCAAAAATGGTAATTGAAATTTCAGGAAAGAAGTTAACTGTCAATAACATTCCTGGTCCAGTTGGTGTTAGAGGAAGAAATTCTGATAATAAACTATACAAGGAAAAGATTGGATGGGAACCATCACAATTATTAAAGGACGGTATCAAGTTGACTTATTCTTGGATAAAAGAACAAGCAGCAAAGGCTTGCTCCAATCCAAAGTGCTGCAAAAAAGTTTCATCTGCTCAATTAGATATAAACGATAAATTTGGTCTATACAATTCTTAATTATGAAAACATTATTCGTAACATACTATTCGGATCTATCACCCAGTACCTTTTATAAAGATTCTGCTATTTCATTAGAATCAAAAATAAAAGAACTGGGTGGTAGATTGTATTCTGAGCAATTACCAAGTCTTGGTAGTTACGCAATGAATTGTTTGCGTAAACCAAAGTTTATTTTAGAGTGTATCAATAAATTCAATGAACCCATCATTTGGATAGATGCAGATTCTAAAGTAAATAGTCTACCAATAGAATTTGATTCTATTGAAGAGGATATTGCTTGTGTAGAAAAGGCAAATGGTTGTCCAGAAAGCGCGTTAATATTCTTCAACAACACAGAAAATTCCAAAAACTTTATAAAGTCTTGGATATCTGGTTGCTCTGTTGATTATCCCGAATTAGATCATCCAGTTTTAAAGGAAATGTGGTACAATAAATATAGTACAGAAACAAGAAAGTCTCTAAAGGATGCTGTTTGTTCCGTAAGAGAAGATTCTAAAGTAACTATAATTCTGTCAAAAACTGAAGGAAAAAGAGAACATACCAGAAATGTTATGAGTCGTAGAGAAAGAGAAGGAAAAATACTATGAACTTATATGTTGAATATTTTCACTTCAAAGAAGAAGTGAGACAAAGAGAAGTGTTTGAGTCATTTGATGAGAATAACAAATTAAATTGTATACATAATATCTTTGCTGTTGGTGATGAACAAAATCTAGAATATTTAAAAAAATATCTAGATGGTAAGCAACACAAAGTACAATTTATCGTAAATCCAAATAGATGTACTTTCCAATACATGTTCCTATTATCACACATGTATGCATCACCAGATGATATTTCTTGTGTATCGAATAATGATATTATTTTTACAGAAGATTTTGGTATGATGAGAGATAAGATGGATAATAATGATTTTTATTGCATTTCACGACACGAAAAGGACAAGAGATTTTCATTTGGAACTGCAAAATGGTCACAGGATGCTTGGTGTTGGAAAAAAACCTGTAGAATAGGAAATGCCGATTTCTACTTTGGTGTACCAGGAAATGATAATACCATACCATATCATGCCGAGAAGGCAGGTTATGTCGTAAAGAATCCATGTTTAACCTTTAAACTATATCATAACCATGCTTCAAATATAAGACCAACTCAAGAATTCTTAGAGTCTATAAGACTTGATAGAAAGTTTTATAAAGAAGTTCCTCCTTGCACGGTGTAAATTATGGAAATACAAGCAATAGGCGCACCATTTAAAACAGAATGGTCATCAAATAGTAATAGATTACCTGAAACTTTTTCTTGGACTAAGGAAGAAAGAGAAATAAAGGTTTATATTGATAATGGTATTGTTCGTGGTGCAAATGGTAACAAAAATAATAAGAAGTTTGCATGGTTCTGTGAATCACGAATAGTTCGTTATTCTGTATATGAAGACATAAAGAATAACCTAACAAAATATAAAGAATCTTATCATAAGATATTCACCTGTGATGAGGAATTATTGTCTCTTGATAGTGATTTATTTGTGTTTGCGTTTTCTGGTAGTAATCTTCCTTGGACACCACTAGATGAATATAGTTTAAACAATAAAACTAAATTAGCATCTTTGCTTGCTTCTCCAAATACGAGCACTGAAGGACATAAGAACAGAATAAGAATGGCAGAAAAATTTAAGGATTCTGTAGATCTATATGGTGGTATATTTGGTAGTAAGAAGATAGGTGTAAATGATGGTGAACATTATCACCATAAGAAGAAAACAGAAGCCTTAAAAGATTATATGTTCAGTATAACAATTGAAAACTGCAAATATAATACTTATTTTACCGAAAAGGTAACAGATTGCTTTGCAAACGGTACTATACCAATTTATTATGGAACAGAAAAGATATCAGACTATTTTAATAATGATGGTATAATTTTTCTAAATGATAATTTTAATTTATCAGATATATCTGTGGATATATTCCAATCAAAATTAACTGCAATAATGGATAATTTTGATAGAGTTAGAAAGATGAGAGGATCTGATGATTATTTGATTGATAGGATCAAAGAAGTAATATGAAAAAGATAGTATCATACTCTTTATTTGGTGATAAACCCAGATACACCGTGAATTCATTGATTAATGTGGATCTATGTGCTGAATATTATCCAGATTGGAAATGTAGAATTTATTATGATAGTACTGTTTCCAATAGGGTTATATCCGAATTAAATAAAAAATCAAATGTTGAATTGGTAATGTCTAATGGAATGGGTCATGCAAGAAGAATGTGGAGATTCTTATCTTATGACGACTGTGATGTATTTATTTCTCGTGATATTGATAGTTACATCACTAAGAGAGAAGTATCTGCAGTAAATGAGTGGTTAGATTCTGGAAAAAATCTACATGTAATGAGAGATCATCCACACCATAAAAATAAAATACAAGCGGGTATGTTTGGTCTTAGGAAAAATGATAAACTACAGCAGATTAAATCACTATATGATACATTTATCAACAGTAGTAATAACCATTTAAGTATGGATGAAGTATTCTTAACTGATAAAATCTATAATCTTTACATACAAGATATGATAGTTCATGATGATAAGAATTTTCATTCCGATAAGACAAATGACTGGAAAGAAAGCATTCTATATAATGATGAGTATGGTCAGTTTATTGGTAGAGCACAGTATCCACCATCCATACACCAAGAAGAGTTTCAGAAATATGAAAGGATTTTACGATGAAAGTAGATTATGTTGTAGTGAGTTCAACATGTGATCCTTTCTATTTGGACTTTTGGCCAACTGTATCCATGATATGGAAAAGAAAGTTTAATTATACTCCTGTTCTTTTCTTGGTTCATAGTGATAAATCGGTAAAAGTTTCGGAAGAATATGGTGAAGTTGTTTACTTTGACCCAATACCAGATGTTCCTCTTAATGTCCAAGCACAATGCTCACGATATTGGTTACCAGTAACAAAACCAGATGCAACTTGGATGACATCTGATATTGATATGTTTCCGATATCCAAGAAATATTTCATTGATAATTTGAGAGACATATCTGATGATAAATTTGTCAATATGAATGCAAGAGGAGTTGGCATATTCCCATGTTGTTATAATGTAGCAAAGGGAAGCACATATAAAGAAATATTGGAATTGCCAGATACTTATTCCGAATATTTAAATCAAACAAAATGGTGGAATTTTAATTATGGTCACACTCCACAGGGAAGTGGTATGGATTTGAAGCATTGGGGAATTGATGAATGGTATCCCAATAGAAAAATGGAAAATTACCATGATAGAGGTAGATTTGTATTAACTGGAAGAAATGGTTCACCAGCAAGAGATAGGTGTCCTCTCAGAGTTGATAGACAACACTATGAATCATGGAATGAACAGGGAGTACTCAGTGAGCATTATCTTGATGCACACTCCCTAAGACCGTATAACCAATATAAACAGCAAATAGATCATCTAGTAAGATTGATAATGAAAGGAATATAATGAACGGATCATTCGAATTTGGTAAGGGCAGTAGACTTGGTAATCAAATTTTTCAAATAGGATTGCTTTATTCAATTCGTCAGAAAAGGGGTCATGATTTTTTCATACCAAGAGGAGATGAGCAATTCTGGAAATGCTTTGATGTTTCATTAAATGAGGGAAGGCATCATTGTCCACATAAGTTCCACGAACACAAACCAACTGTTGTTTATGAACCAAATGTTTATAATCAACACAATGGAACAATGTTCTATGGTTATTACCAATCATACAAGTATTATGATAACTGCAAAAATGAATTTGTAAACTTTTTAAAGTTTAAAAATGAGCATATGGATTTTGCTCAACAAAAATATGAAGAATTTAAGTCAAAATATAATCTTCCTATAGCGAATATACACTATAGAAGAACTGATTATCTTGGCAATTCTGAAAATGCATGGGGCAATCTCCATACAGAGGGATACTATACCAAAGCAGATGAATCAATAACAAACGATTGTGTTTATATTGTGTTTTCTGATGATATTAACTGGTGTAAAGAAAATACAAAGTTTAATAAGAATGTAGAATATTGTGATTGGGATGAGTATAAAACTCTTGCATTCATGACTCTTTGTGATATTAACATCATAGCAAATAGTACATTCAGTTGGTGGGGAGCATTCATGAATAAGAAAAATCCAAGAGTTATCTCTCCCGGTACATGGTATGGTCCAAAAATGACTTCAAACGGATATAATGGTTATGATGATATAGTACTGCCATCATGGGATAAGATTCCAGTATTTAAGAGAAGATAATGCCACACACATTAACATTAAGTATTGCTACTCGTAATGATTTACATGAAGCAGATCCACATACACCATTAGAACGATTACAGAATAATTTAAATTATGTCAGTCAATATGTAACCGACAATATTCAATATCATATTGTTGATTGGGGTAGTGATGATCGGGTTGTTAATCGTCTAAAGGTTCCTAAGAACTTAAAAACAGTCATATACACCGTTCCTAAAGAAGATACAAAAGCAATAAAATCACCCTTTCCAGAAGTTTTATGTCACAATCTCGTGAAGAGAAATACAGAAACTGATTTTTATGGCAGAGCAGATCAAGACACTATAGTTTCTAAAAAATTTATTAATTGGTTTAATTCAGCAAATCTTCATAAAGATACCTGGGGATGGTCAGTTAGAAGAAATCTGATTCGAGAACGAATAAGTGATAATGAAGATGAAACTAAGTATAATGATGATCCTATGTTTGGAGATTGTTTCAGATGTGCTGTTGGTATATTGTTATTGAGTAACAAAATAATAAAAGAAACAAAAGGATATAGTGAAGAAAATATTCAATGGAATCACATGGAACATGAATTCATAGGTAGACTTTTGACACATAAAAAAAAACATTTTAAAAATATAGGATTAATGTTAGATGCACCATTCTATCATATTGATCATATAAAAACTGTAAATGCAATAAGAACACAAAATAAAACATTAACAGATTATGAAATTTCACAATTACCACTCAGGATCAATAATGGAAACTGGGGACTAAATACTTTTAAGAACATACAAACTCATAGGTTTAATTTCTAATGTCAATAATACTATATCATTCAAATACACCGATCCCACAGCATTTAAGAGACTGTGTAACAAAGATAAAACAGTACTCAAACATACCAATATACCTCTTAACAGATTCTAATGATGGTATAGATGGTGTTGAAACTTGTAATATAAATCAGTACAGTGATTTTAATTGGTTGAATGGATTAGAATATTTTAATGGTTATGATCTTCCTCAAATGTGGAAGACTTCTTGCTATAGACTTTTTTATATCAAGAAATTAATGGAAGAAAAGAATCTATCACAAGTTCTTCATTTTGATAACGATGTATTATTATACGAATCACCAGAAACTATAATACAAAAAATATCAGAAAAGTATGATAATTTTGCAATAACTGCACATACAAACAATGAAGTTGTTTTTGGTATGTCATATATCAGACATGCTGATTCTATAAAACCATTGATTGATTATTTACAAAACCAATTAACTATAAACTTTAGTACTTTAAAGAATAAGTATGATGGATTCCCAAATGAGATGCGTCTTATTTCTGCTTATCAGGGTTGGCAGCCTTTGCCAATCTTACCATCAGGACTAACAGAATATAGATACACCAATAATTATGAGCATTTCAATTCTGTATTTGATCCATCTTCATATGGACAGCATATAGGTGGTACTTGGGCAGAGAAGCGACCAGGGTGGTTTGGAACACATCAAGAAATAGGTAAATTTATAGGAAACGGAAAAATTAAAGTAATCTTTGAGAATAGAAATCCATATCTGATCTATGAAGGTAATAGAATCAAGATAAATAATCTACACATACACTCAAAGAATACTGGATCTTTTTTATGATTTTACATGATGCGATAGTACCTTTTCATCCAAAGGATAGACCAACAGTTGAGATGTGTTGTTCCTATCTAAGAAACAATATGGGTATTAGAAGAATATTTCTAATAACATCAGAAAATCCACATATACCGGATACGACCTTTATCAACGAACGAGAGTTGAATGATATAATATCATTAGATGATATACGAAGAAGATGGGAAGCAACTGGTTCTAGATTTTCCAATAGATCAGGATGGATATATCAGCAGTTATTAAAACTTGGTGCAGATCAATGGATATCTGATTTACATGAAGATTATTTAATATGTGATTCTGATATAATGTTTTTGAATAATCCATATGGTGCAGTAGAACAAGGAAAGTTTCCTTATAACAAAGCATACACCGGAGAGTACAATACTCCATATAGAAACAACTATAATAGATTGATGAAAGAGCAAACAGAATCCGGTTTCTCATTTATTAATCATAATATGGTATTTAATAAAGAATGCATAAGAGAACTAAAACAATTTATAGAACAAAAAAATGGCATGAGATGGGATCTTGCCATAATAAATGCATTAGATTTTAATTCATTTTCTGATTTTTCTGAGTATGATTTATATGGCAACTGGATGTTTAAATACAAAAAAGATAAGTTAGTTAATGTACCAATACGAATCAAAGATATAAACAAAGTACCATCTGGTGATGATTTGAATAGATTTAGAAACGAAGGATTCCACATACTAAGTTCTCAAGCATGGAGTAGATAATGAAACTGGAAGAATTTAAACAAAGAATAAAGCATTGTAATACATTTTTTATCATAGGTGCAGAGAAAGCAAATTACACAGATGATTTTTATCTACAATCAGATAATATAAGATATTGTGTTCTTATTGAACCGTTACCATTTAATATTTCAGTTTTAGAAGAAAAGTTTAATGATAATGATGCATTTAATATCATACCGTGTGCAATCACACCAAAATGTGGTTTATATGAGATGATCACAACACAAAATCCAGATGATAATCTTTCTGGATCTTCTTCATTGATCTTGAATGAAAGAAATAATATAAGAAAAGATCTTGAAAAGAAAAATGATAAACCACAAATAATACAAATTGAAGGAAGAACAATCCATTCAATAAAGGAAGAATTGGATACACTCTTCTTCGATTATATTCAAATTGATACAGAGGGAAATGATCGAGATGTATTTTTTCAATTAGTTGAAAATGGAATACGATTTAAAAATATAATGATAGAAAGTATGTGGTTGAAGTCGGATGAAAAACAACAAATACACTCCAAATTATCAGAATTGGGTTACACATATTTTGATGATGGCTCCAATACAATAGCATTCAAAGATATTGATGAGGATTCTACAAATGATACAATATGATGAATATATCTGGGGAGATAGATTTAAAAGTGATTTCCAGAATAATAACCGAGTGGTATACTCAAATATAGATCATGTAAAAAACAGTATGAATAAAAACTGTTCAGTAGTTGTAACACATAATGGTGATAACCCTGTAGATGATGATAAGATAAGTCATTTTCCAAATTTAAAAAGATGGTTTGGTCAAAATGTAATGACTACTAATGATAAAGTAACTCCTCTTCCAATAGGTCTTGAGAATGATTATATTGGTGGTCAACCACAAAGAAAACATATATTAAATGATAAATCAAGTGAAAATAGAGAAGCATCGAAATTGGTTTACTTAAATTGTAGTATTGGAACATATAGACCAGATAGACAACCAGCATATGATTACTTTTCATCTAAGGGATGGTGTACAGTAAAGCCTCATGGTAGTCTTGATTATTATCACTACTGCAATGACATTTTAGATCACCATTTTTCAATATGCCCCCGTGGAAACGGTTTAGATTGTCATAGAAATTGGGAGATTCTTTATTTAAACAGATATCCAGTTATGAAAAAATATTATGGACTTGAAAAATTATATTCTGATCTACCAGTTGTTTTTGTAAATGATTGGTCAGAAGTGACAGAAGAATTCTTAAGGAATAAACTTGAAACTATGCGAAATACAACATATAATATGGACAAGTTAAGATATTCTTACTGGAAAAAACTAATAGAGGATTCAATATGATAATCGAAAATAGTGAAATAAATTTACAACAAGAAATCGAAAAGAGAGTCTTAAAGACTGGCGATTCTTACATTGATGCTATTCTTTATATTTGTGATCACCATTCACTTGATCCGGAATATATTGCAAAGCATCTACCCAAACCAATTATTGAAAAGTTAAAGGAAGAGGGTGAATCATTAAATCTACTTCCAAAAACTTCTCGTCTACCCATATAAATACCCTTGACTACTCCAGTATCTGTAGTATACTACTGGTGTAAGTCGTACATGTCGTACACTTAAAACATACAAAAGGAGATATCGCATATGTCGTTCAAGGATCTAAAGAAGCGTTCTCAGGAAAACATTTCGCGTCTGACTGAAGAACTAGAGAAGATGAATAAGGGCGCAGAGTCTTACAAGGATGATCGTTTCTGGAAGCCTACGCTTGATCAAGCAAGCAATGGTTTCGCTGTCATCCGTTTCCTTCCCCCTGTTGAG